TTTTATCTAATTATTTTTCGCTTGCGAAAAATGGAAGGGCAAACCGGCTGGATTTGCCCGTAAACCTTGCTCGATATAATTTGAAAAATTGACTGTTTTGCGGTGCTGTCAGTTTTAAAAATCCCTGAATATTTGCCGCACCTGCCGGAAAATAAAAATCTTAATTTCTCACCAAAACCGAATAAAACCCACCTAAAAACCTTTACATTCTGATAACAAATCATTTTGCCTAGTCAATAAAATGATTTAAAAACCCGTTACAACGCTTAAAAACTGCTTTATTTGTCTTGTTTAACTAGTATTTGTGACTTGTGCATAACTCTGTGATTTTCTTAATCCGTAGTTTTCGCTCACCTTATCACTAATTTCGCATAATGATTTTTCGGATTATGTTGAATTCGAAGTGCGGTATAATGGCGCAAGCTCCGCACAAGAATTTACACATAATCCGCTGTTATGCGAAATTATAAGTTACTGAATTTATGTCAAATATTACTATTCAACATATCACACCACGGCATTTTTATGAGGCTGTAAAACTCTTGAAACAAACAGATCATCACATCAGATTTAGTTATGATACGGTTGAGATCCGTTTTGTTTTTGACAGATTAGAAACAGCAGAGCAGACACAAGCGAGATTTAAGCAAATGGAGCATTTAGGAGAATTTTTAAAGGAACTGATAAATTCATCAGTTCCTATTGATTTAGACGAGTTTATTAAAATGTATCGTTATCAGCCTAGAAATAAGTTTTTTAATAAGTAGTAACAAAACTTGGGATTCCCTCATAAATATATAAAGCTGCCTTTGGAAAGGTTTCATCATATGGACGGTTATTACTATCAAACCATTTACATAATACTTCATCATCTGTTCTTTCAGAGATTACTGTCATTACAGGACCGCCAGATTTAAGTTGTACTGTATCGCCTACTTTGATTTCTTCCATTGCTTTTCTCCCATGGATATTAGTGAATAAAATTCTATGCAAAAACTTGCATTACCTACTATGTCTACTTTGATTTTATTCCGATTTTGGTTCCGACATAGATTATTACCAAAATCAGTACTACACCTGTTGTTAAAGTCATCATTCTTCCCGACTTAATTTCTGTTTAAAAAGTGTACGAAAAAGTTCGGGAGTTCTGTTACACCCGAACTTTAGTGCGGAATCCCGCACCAAAGTCCGCATTCTAACTCTTTTTTTGAGCAAATTCTAAATAATCGTTTTCGCTTACATTCTCTAATCCCTTTTTAATGAGGATTTTTAGAATTTCAGTGTCTTTCAAGCTTGTTTTAGTCAAAATAACGGCTTTGACCGTCTCTTCTTGTACTTTTTTCCAAGTATGTTCGTCAATGTGTTTGGATGGCATTCTTATAAACCTTCTGTTTTCCTTGTTTAACCCGTTTATTTTGTGATGTTATTCTCAAAATTCTATCATTTCTAATAAAAATAGATATAAGAATATTGATATCTTAGAAGTTAATAAATTAGAATTCTACTAATTTATTATTTCTAAGTTTCTAAGATCATTTTATTTTATGTTCTTTGACTGGCTTAAAATTGAACAAACTTTTGACTACCAAGTCCCTCTGATTGGGGATTTTGGTTTTGTCGGTGTTCATATTGAGACAGGAGAGCAACAGGAAGGTATCCGAATTCCTACTTTTAAACATGAAGGAAGTTTTTGTGATTCGGTGATGATAAAAATTAATGGTTCTACTTTAACTATGAGTGGGAATCCAAGCAGATGGGGACGGGTTGAAAATTTATTTGGTCTTTCATCTGTTGAGGCTTGTGTCCATGTATTCAACAAAATATTAACTGAGTTGGGATTACCTAATTTTACTAAATGTACTCGCACTTGGATTGGTCAATCTGATGAAAATTCAAAACCTAAAAAATATTCAGATGGTGCGGTCATCAAAGAATTGCATATCACAGAAAATAGGGCAGTCGGCGGAAATAATGTTGAGCATTACATTAGCGGACTTGCAACACTCAATTATAGAAATTCAACCGCAAGATTACATACAAATGGGCAAACTGTGGACTGGTTAAGTAAACAGGGTAATGCCTCATTAATTTATCCATCTGTTTATAACAAAGCATACGAACTTGAATTACATTCATTGACCAAAATAAGAAATAAATTCGGGGAGCAATCTGAACAATATCAACAGCTAATCAAAGTTATTGAATATTGCAAAGAACAAGGCATAGCAAGGTTTGAACAGAAATTAAAATCAAGGTTTTTAAAACGAGAAAACTTACATTTTTATGGTTTAAGTGATTATTCAAGATTAAGAGAATTGAACAAAGAATTTTTAAATATTGATAAAAAATTAAAGGTTACGGCAATGAATTTTGAAACTATATCAGAAACATTAATTAATAGCGGGGTAGTAGAGACCGTAAAAGCGGCGAATACAACAGCAATGTATGCTTTACAGTGGTCTCACGGTCAAGTTTTTGATTTATCGAAAAGACAAGTGAAAGTTCACCGTGCAAGATTGCGTAAAATTGGCATTGATATAGCGAATAAATGCGATATTTCTAAATTCTCACCGGTTAAAGTGGTATAAACCAGAGAAATGAAGTTAAACCTTTGATTATTCCTAATTGGTATCAAAGAGTAAATCATCATTTAAGGAATCGGTGTTTCTACGATTAATGAATTTGGTTCAAAAAGTGAAGAAGTTCAAAAAATTTCTATTTCTCAAAATGATTTCAATAATGGATTAATCAGCCAAATAAACGACCTGAAGTCAAAAGATGTTGAGGTTCACATTAATTTATCCGCTTGGGAATTTGGGGGGAAATATGGTTATTCTATGTCTTATGTCCCTCAATATGGCATTAAACCGGTTAAATAGGCGGCAAAAATGCAAGAGTTCTTAGTTATGTGTTTAGCCTCAACAGTTGGGTTTCTTAGTGGTAGCGGAATTCTTTATTTTATTTTTGGGTAAGAATTATGGCGGACGATGAAATTATTGTAACAACGGTGATTTGTGACGCAGATTCATCAGTTTGCCAAGATGTATTTTTGAAAATTCCAAAGACAGAAATAACAAAATTTCAATCTTTGGAGTTATCAAAAATAGGCGAGTGGGGGGCATATTCAACACAATATGAACTCGCTCAAATTTGGGGATTTGCTTTTAGTGCCATTTTGTTTTTTTATTTGACCTGTTTAGGTGTTGGTTCGGTTCTTGGTGCGATAAAGCAATTTTCACGTTAAAAAATTAAGGGATTTATTATGATTAAATCATTGAAAAAACTAACCGTTTTAGTTGGTACATTATCTATTGGTTCAGCTGCATTTGCTTCAGGACCTGATTTTTCTTCATTATCTTCTGTTGATCTTGGGTCTGCCGCACTTGCTGTTATTGCGATTGGTGGGGCTATCGCTACTGTTCGTGTTGCGGTTGCCGGAACTCGTGCAGTTTTACGCATGATTAGTGGTTAATCTTTTACGAAAGAAGGGGCGAAAGCCCCTTTTTTTGATCTTGAGAGAGGTAACTATATGTGGGATTTAATCTTTTTTATTTTTGGTATCGCTTGCGGTTGGGCTGTCGTCACAGGGATGAATCATTAAGGGAATTTGAAATGAAAAAATTTATAGGATTATTCTTTTTATGCGTATCAATGCAGTCTAATGCACATCCACTTATAGCGGCTTATGAGGCTTCCATGACAGGGTACTTAACTGCCGCAGGTTTAACACAACACGAGGCACAAGGACAAGCCGAAAAAATGTCTGCGTTTGCTTTTGGCGGTGTTTCATGGATCGATACAAGTGATAGTAAGGGCTGCGTGAGACCAAGCCGAGAAGGGAATCATTGTAAAAAGCTAACAATAGGGGAGACTATCATAAATTACAATTCTGATGGAAAACTGGATTTTATCTCAAAAACCGATCAAACCGTCTCTCAATTAAAATCAATGTCTCAATTAAGTAAATATTCCGAACACGATATTTTAAAGTCGCTTTATAAAGACAGTGAGTTAGGTGATTTAGTCTTTGAAGAAACCCACAATAGAGACGAGTTTATTGATGAATTAATGAGCTATTCAACAATGGAAAATGGGCTAGATTATGCGTTAGCACCGATTTGGTATGCCTCCACAGGAATCTATTTATACAGAACCAAGCACCCGATAAATGAAGATCAATATCTTTATTTTAATGATTTTAATAGTCTCTATCACCGATATTGGCAACACCTAGAAAATATTGAGCCTTATTCGGAAGAGAAAAATGCTTATCTTGATTTGACGGATGACTATCGAGCCTTGATTTATGAAAGTTATTATCGCCCTGTAAATTTCAATTCAAGTGATGAAAGAATGAAAGCGGAATATCTACAATCAGTCCAACTGCCAACTAATTTGCTTCTACCAATTCGGCATCATATTTTTGAGTTGTCAAAAGCAGATATAGCTAATTTCATCAGACAAGGAAAAGAGATTGCACAAGATGAGAAAAAATCTTTAGATGAAGGTTATGAAATAAGCTTTGAATCAATAGATAAGCAGAATTATAAAAGGGTTGAAGAGTTAAATATACCTGTAATGGTTATTCAATCCCGTTTAGATCTGAAAACAAAAGAAGATATTGAAAATCAGGAAGATGAAAAAGAAGTTAAATTTATTTCTTACAGCTCATCAATTACAAATGCCAAAAAAGAAACCTATTCAGTTAAAGAACAAGATTTAGCGAATTCTTTTAACAATATGAAAAATGACTATTTTCGCTCAAATGGAAGTTCGGTAACAAGAAGTAACGGAAGTAGTGTAAATATTGATACAAGTAGAGAATTGACAGCAATGGCTCTTTCTAAAGTAACTTCTTCAGGAAATAAAAGTCATTCATTAGGCAGTTTTCTCGGTTCTCAGTCATCTACGGAAGAATATGGAAATTACAGAAAAAGTCATCCATCTACGGTTACAACAGATGTTATTAACCCGCTCCGCCCGTATCAAGTGGTGTAAATAATGGTGCAAGCGGCGGAATAGGCTCAGGAGTGGGGGCAGACATAGGGGTGGGTTCAAATACCGGTATTAATGCCGATGTAGGAACAAGTTCAGGGAGTGTAACCGGTACGCAAGCCGGAACAATTTTAGAACCGATAGAGGAAGCGGAAACAGAAGTTACAGATGGTTATCAAGAACCAACTTTACCAATCGTGAGCGAGATAGAAATTCTTCAGCCATTAATTGATTTAAAAGAAGAATTAATATCAAAGTTAAATTTTAATTTACCTGCCGGCACTTGTCAGGCATTAAATATTGATTTTTTTAACAATACAATTTCTTCAGATGCGCATTGTCAGCTAGCTGAAAAAATAGCGCCAACGCTTGCCTCAATAATGCTATTAATTTATTACATTTTTGCGTTCAGAATCATGTTATCGGCTTAATAGGAGAGGAAGTATGGGGGCAATACTCACTTTTTTAAAAGGTTCATTGGCATTTATATTCGGTAAAACCATTCCTAAATTTTTTGCTTTCTTTGCATTGTATTTCATTGTAGCTGAATTCACCCCAATTTTATTTGACCTGATTGGAGCGAATGAGGCGATTTCTAATATATCTCAATTATTTGGCGGATTGCCTAGTATGGCGCTTTATTTTTTATCATTACTTAAAATCGGAACAGGAATGCAAATTATATTTTCTGCTTATGTCATTCGATTCATTATCCGCCGTATTCCGGTGATAGGTTAGGGGGGGATAAATGGCGATTAATGCTTATGTAGGAATCCCCGGCAGCGGTAAAACTTATGAAGTCGTTCATTCAGTGATTTTGCCGGCATTTCTTGCTGGACGTAGGATTGTAACCAATATAGAGGGGATTGATGAAAGTAAGTTCATTGATTACGTTGAAAAACAAAATGAAACACGAAAAGAACACAACCAAATAGATACATCAAGACTAGGTAAAATTATACAAGTTGAAGATGATGATGTTTTAAAGTCTGAATTTTTTCCTTATAAAGGCTCAAATGATGAAGAAACTATTGCCAAGAACGGGGATTTAATTTGTATTGATGAAATCTGGCGTATTTTTGATGATTCAAAAAAAATCAAAGATGAACACCGAAGTTTTATTGCCGAACATCGCCATTTTGTTAATGCGGAAGGTAATACAAGTGATCTTGTTGTAATAAATCAATCAGTATCAAATATCCCTAGATTTATTAAAGATAGGATAGAAACGACCTATAAAATGACGAAGTTAAAATCATTAGGTCTAGACAATCGTTATCGTATTGATGTTTATTCAGGTTCAAAAACCTTTAAAACTAATCTTATACATTCAATTCAAGCGAAGTATGACCCTTTAATCTTTCCTTTGTATAAAAGCTATGATGGTGATAACGCCAGAGAACAGGCAATAGATGATAGAAGTAATTTACTCAAAAATAAGTTCTTCATTGCCAAAATGGTACTGTCAGTTTTATTTATGATTATTAGCGGAATTTATTTTTACAACTATTTCAATCCGGATTTAAAGCCTAAAGATGATAAGGTTGAAACGATTAAATCTGAAAAAAATAATAAAGCGAAAAAAATGAATGACGCACTAGAACCAAAAACGAAAAGAGAGCAATACAAAGAAAATAAAGCAGAAACTGAAAATGCACCATTATCTTTAAAATGGCGTATTGTCGGAAATTTAGAACGTAAAGGAAAAAAACTTATTATCTTGTCAGATGGAAACTATCTTAGGTATGAACAACCATCAAATTTTATTCATAGCGGAAATAGGCTAATCGTCCTTATATGCTTGATCCAAATGTACTTGAGTTAAATAAAAAAGTCTCTTTTTATTTAACGGATAACGTAAACAAAGAAGATTTTTTCAAGCGTTATTTCAATAATATGAATATAAAAGTTCATAAAAAGAATGGGGTTGATTATTTAAAATATGTTGAACCTGTTATTAAAATAAAAGGACATAGCTTTGTTTATAAGCCTCGTTTCCGTGGTGTTGAATACCTATCCGATAACATCCGAGAATTAGTGACGTCATCATCAGAGGTCAATGAAAATCAACGTTTCAAAGGATCAATAAACTCAAAAGGTGACGTGCTTGTCGTTCACGCTGACCAAGAGACAATTAATAAAGTCAAAAAGGTGTTGCCAATGCTCGACATAAAACCGGCCCAAGTGGTTGTGACTGCAAGAATCTTAGAAGTTAAACAAGGGGATAGCCATCAATCAGGTCTTAGCATTCTCGCTAACATTTTAAAATCGAAGCTATCCCTTAATTTCTCAATAGGTAATACATCGGACAACCTGATCTCATTAAAAACATCAGATGTAAATGCGCTTTTTAGCATATTTGATACAGAATCACGTTTCAATGTGATCTCTTCACCGGTGATTCGTGTTCTTGATAGTGAAAACGGTTCATTTGTTGTGGGGTCAGATGTGCCGGTTCTTGGTGCAGAAAGTTATCAAGATGGCGTAAGAACAAGAAGCATAGATTATCGTTCTTCCGGTGTGATTTTCAACATCAAACCGACCATTACTGATAATGGCGTCAAAGTGAATGTATGTTCTGAACTCTCTAATTTTGCCCGAACAGAAACAGGCGTAAATGATACGCCAACATTATTAAAGAGATTAGTGATTCAACGGTTTATGTTAATGATGGTTCTTTAGTGATTCTAGGCGGTTTGAGTGAAGAAAAAATGGATAAAACGGATCAGTCTGCTTTTGGTTTGCCATCTTGGATTTTTGGCAAGTCAAAGAAATTTGAAAAATCAGACATTCTTTTGCTTATGCATACAAGAATAGTTAATGACAGTAAAAATAAAGTCAATTTAGATCATTTAATGCGTAAATTTGACAAGGATAATCTTTTTTAGCTTTTGTGGTCGGCACGCCCGAGCTGTGCGAGGACGTGTCGATGATTTGATAAGGATAATCTTTTTTAGCCTTGTGGTCGGCACGCCCGGAGCCGTGCGAGGACGTGTCGATGACAAGGCTATAAAGTAACATTGTCACAAATATAAATAAAAGGGGTGATCTATGTTCTATGTAATAACTTTTTTCATATTGTGGTGCTTTTGGGGTTTGTATCTAGAAGATACAGGCAAATAAAGTATGTT